GTTCCTTGCTGTATAGTTTATACCTTGATTTGCCATATTTTAATTATAGTTTTACCACTATTATGTCTGATGTTGTAAAAACAGCATCGGTTATTGTATATTTTAATGTAAATACAGCAGCGTATTCACTTTCTAATGATTCTTCAACTAAAATCTCGTCTAATTGTAAGTTTGGGATATAAAGTTTAACAACAGATTTTATTTCTTCTTTAATACCGTTTAAAGTCATACCATCTTCTGGTTCAAAGATAAACTTTAGTAAATCAGTACCAAAATCTGGTTTGTAAAGTCTTTGCCCTTTTCTAGTTAAGATAATATGAAGAAGGTCAGCTTTTACTGCTTGACTATCTTCATCGTTCAAATCTAAGAAAAAACCTTTATCACTATTCTTAAATGGATAGTTAATATTTATGTATTTACCGTTTGCCATAATTGCCTTTATTTCATAAATATAATACTAAACAATTTTTGTAAGTAAATATGGGAAATAAAAAAAGGGTCCAATTGGACCCTTTAATTTGTTTATGTTTTATTAGCTTGAGCAACCTACACACTCAAATTGACTCTCAGTTGGTTTTTCAACCTGTTTCTGTTTTGTCATATCGATTGCCAAGTGTTTTGCTTTGTTATCAACAGATTCACTTCTTAAGTAGTATTGGCCAGTTTTCAACCCTAATTTCCATGCAAGTGTATGTGATGTTGTTAGTTTACCAACTGTAGGTGTACTAAAGAAAATATTAAGACTTTGTGACTGGTCAATAAATGGTGCTCTATCAGCAGACATTTCAATAAGTGCTTTTTGAGATATTTCCCAAACAGTTTTATATCTGTCTTTCATTTCTTGACTAATAATTGGAATATTTTGTACACTTCCATTATTTTTTATCAGTTCACTAAGTGTTTCTCTATTCCATAACCCTTCAGATTCTAAATCTCTAACCAAGTGTTTGTTTACCATGGCAAATTCACCACCTGTTACTCTACGAACATATAAGTTTGATGTAAATGGTTCAAATGCTTCGTTTGAGCCGATAACACGAGCCGAACTAGCTGTTGGTGGACATGTTGTCACCAAAGAGTTTCTAACCCCGTATCTTTTAATATCTTTTCTTAATTGTTTCCAATCGTGCATACCAGATAAATCTTCTTCTTTTCTTTTTCTAGTTATAACGTTACCTAGTTCGTCACTTTCAGTGATATCCCACATTTCCCATTGAAACACACCTTGTGAGATTGGAGAACCTTCATAACCATCGTAAGTTAAACCAGTTTCTTTAGCTAAATCACAGGATTCCCTTAACGCATTAAAATAAATTGTTTCAAAGATATCTTTATTTAATTTTCTAGCTTCTTCAGATGTAAAAACTAATTTCATCATTGCAAACACATCAGCCAATCCTTGAATACCGATACCTAAAGCTCTTTGCTCTAAACCACCCTTTCTACCTTCTTTGGTTGAGTAATCGTTAACTTCAAGTGCAATATTTAATGATTTAGTTATTGAGCGTGTAACTCTCCCTAAACCTTCAAAATCATATTCATTACCATTTACAAATTTTTGAATTGGAATAGATGTCAAAGTACAAATTGCTGTGGTTTCAGAGTCTGTAACTTCCATAATCTCAGAACACAAATTGCTAGAGTGAATAACACCCATATTTTTTTGGTTTGACTTGTTATTTGCATGGTCTTTAAAACACATGTAAGGCATCCCAGTTTCAATTTGCGATTCTAAAATCTTAAGCCATAAGTCATGTGCTTTTATTTTAACTCCTATACCCATCTCTACGGCTTTATTATACTCATCTTCGTATTCTTTACCATAAATCTCATAAAAAGGCTTTAAACCAGCTTTCTCGATGTCGTGAGGGCAAAATAGATGCCAATAACCATTTGATTCTACAGCTTTCATAAAATTATCTGGAATCCAAAGGGCAGAAAATAAATCACGAGCCCTTAATTCTTCAGCACCAACTTTTTTTCTAATATCTAATACATCAAAAATATCTTTATGCCATGGTTCAATATAAACAGCACATGAACCAGGTCTCTTACCTCTTTGGTTCCAAAATCTAAGGGTTTCATTAACAACTTTAAGGTATTTTAATATACCACCAGCTTTACCATTAGAATTACCAACGTTGCTTTCTTTAGAACGAATATTGGATATTGCTAATCCAATACCTTCAGCTTTTGAAGATGAAATCGCTATCCTGCCCAATATATTCAACAACCCTTCTGTTGAATCATCTGGAACAATTGATAGGTTGCATGACGCTATTTGACCTATAGTTGTTCCAATGTTCATTTTTAATGGCGTAGCTGGACTTTCTTTTTGAAAACTTAAATCGTTATATTTTTCAATAAAGTCTTCTGGTGTATTGGTTGTCATAAGGGCAACTCTAACATACATTTGTTGTGGTCTTTCTAAAATCACACCTTCTGAAGATTTCAAAAGATAAATATCTTTAAGTGAACACCAACCAAAATAATCAAAATGAAAATCTCTTTTATAATCAACAGTCGATTCGATTAATTCTATATTTTCTTTTATTTTTTGATAGTAAGCGTCATTTAATAACCCAGCGTTATACATTTTCTTAGCACCTTTCATAAACGAGTCTTCAGTTTCTTTATGAAGCTTTGTTATTGAAATATTTGCCGCTAATTTTGAATAGTCTGGGTGATTCATCGCTAACGATTCAGCTACAACCGAAATCAAATCATCTAATTCGTTTGTAGTCATATTATCAGCGATACCTTGTGTTACTTTAATGAAAACCTCATCAGCATTAATTTTTAATGTTTCTGATTGTTTTTTAATTCTCATTAAAATTTTATTTGGATTGAAGTCAATTTTACTTCCGTTTCTTTTTATTACTTGCATATCTTATTTTTTAAATTTCCTCATCAAATGATATTGGCCCACTTAAGTCAGCTGATTTATATTCTGTTGAACGACCTTCGAAGAAGTTCTGTTTTGTTTTCAATGCAATTTGGTTCATGAACTCAAAAGGATTCTTTGCGTTAAATTCTTTTTCACAACCTAATTGAGAAAGTAGACCGTCAACAACAAACTCTAAGTATTGTTTCATTAAATCAGCATTCATCCCAATAAGTGATACTGGTAAAGATTCAGTAATGAATTCTTTTTCAATCTCTAATGCTGATAAGAAAATTTCACGAATTCTTTCTTTTGATGGTTTTTCAACTATATGATTATTTAATAAATGTATGGCAAAATCAGCATGCATAGCTTCATCTCTAGAAATAAAAGCATTTGAATCACACAACCCAGGCATTAACCCTCTAGATTTTAAATAAAAAATACTACAG